CTCGAAGGCGACACGCACCGACAGCTCGAAGCGCTCGGACAGCCCGAAGCGCTACAGGTCGCCGCCGTTGGCGCCTGGCACGATGCGCGCGGACGGGTTCCGCAACGTGCTGACGGCGATCGGCACGGCGTACGACAAGTCGCTGTACACGACGTTCTGCGCCGATCACATGGAGTGGTGGGAGGCCGAGCAGCTCTGGCGCGGCAACAGCTTCGGCCGCAAGGTCGTCGAGCTGGCCATCACCGACATGCTGCGGCCTGGTCTGGAGATCAAGATCGCCGGCGGCGACAAGGCGATGATCGAGAAGATCAACGCCGTGCTCGAGGACATGCTCGCGATCGAGCAGATGATGCAGGCCGGGTTCCGCGAGAGCGCGTTCGGCGGTTGCGCGGTGATGCCGGTGGTCAACGACGGTCGGCCCTTCTGGCAGCCGCTGAACCTTGAGGGCCGCGTGCCGGCAGTCGAGGAGCTGCAGATCCTGGAGGCGCGCGAGCTCCAGGCGTCGACGTACTACGCGACGTTCGGCGCGCGGAAGTTCGGCCGGCCCGAGCGCTACCGGCTCGGCGCGACCGCGCTCAGCGCCGCGATGGGGGCGTCGACGTCGACGCGTCCGGGCGATCGTCGCGTTGGGATGGGCACGTTCACGGAGATCCACGAGTCGCGGCTGATCATCTTCCCGGGCATCGTGACGTCGCGCGAGCAGGTGATCGCCAACGCCGGCTGGGGCGAGAGCGCGCTGTCGCGCCCGAAGAAGGCGATCCACGAGTTCGGCCTGACCTTCGCCGGTGTCGCGCGCCTGATGGACACGTTCAGCGAGGGCGTGCTCGGCCTTGATCAGCTCGGTGAGCTGATGGCTGAGGATCGCGAAGACGTGGTGCAGAAGCGCATCGAGCTGATCGACCAGTGGCGCTCGTCGCTAAAGACCTGGGTCGTCGACGCCAAGGACAAGTACGAGCGAAAGCAAACGCCGCTCGGCGGCCTCGGCGACGTGATGCGCATGTTCATGTACGTACTGTCGAGCGAGACCGACATCCCGGCCACGAAGCTCTGGGGCAAGTCACCCGACGGCATGAACGCGACCGGCGAGAGCGACAACGACAACTGGGACGACACCACGGCAAACGTCTGGACGCACCGATTCTGCCGGCCGTTTCAGCAGCTACTGCGGCTGCTGTTTCTGTCGAACACCGGGCCGACCGGCGGCAAGGAACCAGAGCAGTGGTCGATCGAGCGCAAGCCGTCGAAGCAGCCGAGCGAGAAGGAGAAGCAGGAGACGGAGAAGACGCGCGCCGAGACCGACAAGATCCTGGTCGAGAGCCTGCAGGTTCCGCCGGAGATCCTGCTGCGCGCTCGCTACGGCGGCGACACGTTCTCGTACGAGCTGCAGATGTCCGAGCAGGACTTCAAGGACATGGCTGCGGCGCAGGAGGAGCAGCAGCTCGCCGAAGAAGAAGCTCGCCAGGCGCAGCTCGAGGCGATGAAGCAGAGCGCTGCCGCCGGCGGGAACGAAGCCGGGGAACTTGCCGATCCTGAGAAGCCCGCAGAGAAGAGCGACGCGGTCGCGACGTACAAGCAACTCCGTCGCGCGGCGCCGAGCCCGCTGTTGATCCGCCGGACCTTTGCCGGCATGCAGATCTGCGTCGAGAACCCGCGTGGCTCGACGCGGACCTGGACGCAGCAGGACGGCAAGACCGGCGCGACGAAGATGAAGCACGATTACGGGTTCATCGAGGGCTCGCTCGGCGAGGACGGTGAAGGCGTCGACGTGTACATCGGGAAGAACGAGTCGGCGCCGTGGGCGTACGTCGTGCACACGATGCGACCGCCGGAGTTCGACCAGCGCGACGAGGACAAGGTCATGCTCGGGTTCGACTCACCGACGAAGGCTGTCGAGGCGTACCTGGCGCACTACGACGACCAGCGATTCCTCGGTGGGATGTCGATGATGACGGTCGCAGAGCTGAAGGCGCGGCTCGAGACGCGGCGCTCGAAGCGGATCGCCAACGACAAGGCGGCGCGGTGATGCTGGATGCGCACGCGAAGAACCTGCGCCGCGGCCTGATCGTTCGCCGTGTCGCAGCGCGGAAGAAGAGCGAGGCGATGCGCCGGCACTGGGAGGAGCGGCGTCGGCAGCAGCAGGAGTTTCTCGGCGACGACTACGGCGATGCTGGCAGCGCCGACAGCGAGCTCGCCGATCTTCCTGACGCCCTTGCGGGTGACCGATGACGCCGATGGAGCGGTGCGAGTACTTCGCGCTCGTCGCGCGACCGTGGATGAATAGCGTCGCGCTGATGCTCGGCGGGCCGGTGTATCTCGTAGGTTCGTGCCTCGTCAGCGAGACGCCGGGCGACATCGACCTGCGCTGCATGATGGAGCGCGAGCACGTCATCGCGCTCTGGGGCGAGGACGCTCTCGGACACGACTGGACGCCTGGCCGCTACCTGCACCATCGCGAGATGCTGAAGCAGTCGCGTCGGATGACGCGATCGATCGGCCGGCACATGGTCAAGGGCGTGGTGATGCGCGTCGACTTTCAGATCGAGACGACGCTGTACAGCGAGGTCGACGGGCTGCCGATCATGCGCGAGGGCCGGCCGCACCTGCGCCTCGACGACGTTCCGATGGCTCACTTCACGGCAGGGCTGGGCAACCCGTGAGCGAGAGCGTTCTCCGCAGCGTCCGCGTGGCGCGCCTGGTCGGTCAGGCGAGGCGAGGCCGCGCTGTGCCGCGCGCCGTGCGTCCGGTCGCTGCCGAGGCCGGGTTCGTCGGGGCGCTGCGCGAGCAGCTCCGGCCCGGGCTCGAGGCGATGCGTCGCGGCGTCGCTGGCGTGCCAGCGCTGGTGCTGCGGGCGCGGCGCGGCGAGGTCGGGGCGGCAGGCGCCATCCGCGGCGTGGTGACGGCGGCCTACGTGGCGGCGCTCGGCGCGTTCTCCGAGGCCGGCGTGCGCGCGATCGCGCTGCGCTACGGCCTGCGCGCGGTCGACCACAACGCCCGCGAACTCGCGCGCCAGCTGCACGCGGCGCTCGGCGCGGCGATCCACGTCCCGACGACGGGCACCGAGGCTGCGATGCACGGCTACCTCGAGCACGTGCAGGCGCTCGCGGCGGACGTGCTGCTGCAGGCGAAGCAGAGGATCGAGTCGGACGCGCTGCGGCTGGCCACCGGCGGACGCCTCGACCAGCTCGAGCACGTCGACGAGCTGAGGCTCGACGCGGAGGCTCCGATCGAGCACGCGACCGGCAACGTGCAGCTCATCAAGTCGATCGCCACGAGCACGCGCGAGAAGCTCGCCGCGGGCCTGACGGCAGCGCACGCGGCCGGCGACCTCACGCCAGATCAGGTGCAGGAGCTGCTGATGCGCCGGCTGCGGTTCGGAGAGTCGCGCGCGGAGCTGATCGCCGTCGACCAGGTCGGCAAGCTGTTTGGCCAGGTAAATCGCGACCGGCAGATGGCGCTCGGCATCGAGAAGTTCCGCTGGATGACGAAGCGCGACCCGAAGGTTCGCAAGCTGCACCGACCGCGGCACCGCATCGTGTTCCGCTGGGACAGCCCGCCGAGCGACGGGATCCCTGGCTTTCCGATCCGATGCAGGTGCCACGGAGACCCGGTGGTCGACGACCTGCGCGCGCTGGTAAACGCGCCGGACGAGCTAGCCGCGATGCGCGGGGAGGTGGCCCGGGCCCGCAGGATCGGCGCGGTTACGTTCGGCGAGCGCTGACGATTCTCGTTGCACTGGCGGACGGTCGATGTTTGTGCGACCGTCCTGTGCATGGCGAACGCTCTCTACGACAAGGGCCGCGAGGGCTTCCTCGACGGCTCCATCGACTGGGATACCAACACCATCAAGTCGATCCTGGTCGACGAGGGCGCTGATACGATCGACCTCGCTGTCGACGACAACCTCGATGATCGCGCAGCCGGCTCGCGCATCTCGACCAGCGCCGCGCTCACGACCAAGACGGTCACGAACGGCGTCGCCGACTCCGACGACATCACGTTCACCGCAGTAAGCGGCGCGAGCGTCGAGTCGGTGGACTTCTTCAAGGACACCGGCACGGAGTCGACGTCGCGGCTGATCTGCAACGTCGACACGGCGACTGGCCTGCCGGTCACGCCGTCGGGCGGCGACATCGTGTTCCGCGTCGACAACGGCGCCAACAAGCTCTTCAAGCTCTGAGGCCAGCCCATGCAGGTCATTGTTCCGAAGCAGGTCGAGTTCCGCGTCCGCCAGGAAGGCGACCGCGTACTTCTCATCATCAACGGCCAGTGCGTTGCCGACCTCGAGTGGAAGGCGGCGGAAGTGCTGTGGCAGGCGCTGCGCGAGAAGACGCGGCGGGCCGAGGAGGTCGCGAAGGCGTTCAGCGTCGCGCGTGACTCGGCGATCCTGCTGCGCGCCGGAGCGCGGATGGTGCTGTCCGGGTCGCGGAAGATCATTGCCGAGGCCGTGAAGATGGCCGGCCATGACCGCGACCTGCGTCGCTTCATGCCGTTCATCAAGTCGCAGGAGTCGTTCGGTCACCCGGTCGTCGAGAAGCTGCCACCCAAGGAGATGCTGTGAAGGAAGCCGACATCGACGCGAAGCTCGCCGCTGCGAACGTGCAGCTGCAGGAACTCAACGCACAGCGCGACGCCATCGTCGAGAAGATCCGCGCGATCAGCGCGTACCGCGCGGATCTCGAGGGGAAGAAGAAGCTCCTCGAGATGCCGCCGTCGAAGGCGCGCACGCAGGCGCTGGAGGCTGTCGGCGTCGAGCCGACCCGCCTGGTCAAGGAGATCAAGGCGAAGAGCATCCCGTCGGCGGAGAAGTTCGGCAAGGCGTAGGCCACGGGAGAGACCGTGGCCTGGCGCATCTATTACCGCGGCGGTCGCGTCTTCTCGTCCGACGACGGCGACTGGGCGGACGCGCCGGCTGACGGCGTGCTCGCCGTGCTGGAGATCTCCGGCGAGCGCGGGCGCATCGTGTCGGGCGGTGACTTCTACCGCCTGGCCGACGACGGATCCGTGGTGTGCCACGAGACCCCCGACGCGATCCTGCATGCCGTTGGGCACGTGCAGCTGAGCGCGATCAAGTTCGGGTGGGCGGTCGGTCCGAGCGAGATGGAGCGCGCGCTGAGCGTTGCGCGCCGCGACCTGGCTGAGCTGCGAGGGGAGGGCTGAGCGATGGCTGGCGCGGCGATCACCCTGTTTATGACGAACACGCTCGTGTCCGTCTGGCAGGAGATGAGCGAGACGTCGCCGGGTGCGGACGCGACGAGCTCGCCGAACGTCGGGTGGGTGGTCGGCACGACAGCGCCGACGGTCTACTCCGAGATGGATGCTGGCAACAAGGCCGCGAACGGCACGTTCAGCGCCACGGTGCGGCCGGACGGATCGCTGAACACCACGCTCGGCGACGGACTGCGCTCGACCAACAAGTACACGGGCGACTTCGCGTCGGCGAACTGGACGATCAACGGCGTTGTGATCGGCGTGACCAACTCGGGCGCGCAGGATGGTCGACTTCGCTACCGGCTGTTCCGAAGCGTGAACGCCGACGGGTCGGGGGCCACGGAGATCACGGCCGGCGTGCAGATCGGCGCGACCATCACGAACCTCAGCACGACGCAGCAAAACAGCTCGGTGACGTTCAACCCCGGCGCGTTCAGCCTCACCGACGAGTACCTGTTCATCCAGATCGGCTGGGAGATCACCGGCGCCGGTGGCATGTCGACCACCGACGTTGTGTTCCGCATCGGCAACACGGCGACGCGCGTCGTCACAGCAGCCTTCACGCCGCGCATTGAGCCGGCAGGCATCGCAAGCGCAGAGGCGTTCGGCACGGCGAAGACGGAGATCTCGTTCTCTCCGAGCGGCATCGCTGGCGCTGAGGCGTTCGGCACTGGTATCGTCGTTCGGTACATCGACGCCGCTGGCATTGCGAGCGTGGAGGCGTTCGGGTCTGCCACCGTCGAGCTGATCTCGAACAATCAGTTCATCGACCCAGCGGGGATCGCGGGCGCGGAGGCGTTCGGGTCTGCGCTCATCGAGCTGCCGATCACACCGAGCGGCATCGCTGGCGCTGAGGCGTTCGGCACGGGCACTACCGTGCAGTACGCCGACGCCTCTGGGATCGCCGGCGCAGAGGCGTTCGGAGGCGCGTCGATCGGATCAGGCAACACCATCGATCCGACAGGCATCGCGAGCGCAGAGGCGTTCGGGACGGCGAACGTGTCGAGGTTTGTAGATCCGGCGGGCATCGCAAGCGGCGAGGCGTTCGGAGCTAGCAACGTCAGCAAGCTGATCGTGGCCACTGGGATCTCAGGCGCAGAGGCGTTCGGTAGCGGAGCGATCGTCGAGTACGTGTCGCCGACCGGCATTGCGAGCGCCGAGGCGTTCGGTACGGCGATGCTCAGCCGGGCGATCTCGCCTGTCGGTATCAGCAGCGCTGAGGCGTTCGGGTCAGGCATGGCGCAGCAGATCGTTGCCCCGAGCGGGATCGCCTCGCTTGAGGCGTTTGGCGTCGCCATCGTCGGTCCTGCGCCGAAGTTCATCGATCCAGCGGGTATCGCGTCGGTGGCTGCGTTCGGCTCGGACTCGATCGCGCTGCAGCTCGGCGCCTCTGGCATCGTCAGTCAGAACGCGTTTGGCTCGGCGATCGTTCAGGGCGGCGCGAATCGAGCGCAGAAGGACTTTCCGACGTTCAGCCAGTCCCTTCGCCACGACAACTCACTCCGATGGTCGCTGCGCAGGCGGCTGACTAACGTCGGCCGCGGCGACGACGATTGGTGATCTTGCGGAGAGTGCCGGTCACTGGCACCATGCGAGGCGTGAGCGTTCAGCGATTCGACATCGGCGGACTTCAGCCGGCGAAGCGACGCGCCGACGGGACCATGGTCGTCGACGCGTACTTCGGTCGCATCGGCGTGCAGCTCTACTCCGACGGCAAGGGCGGCGTTCGCCGTGAGCTGCGGCTGCCGGAGCACGTGTTCGAGAAGGCGTCGCTCGACTCGTTCGGCAACATCACCGTCACCAACAATCACCCAGACACGGGACTGATCAATGCGGCGGTGGCGAGCCGCTACGCGGTCGGCATGACCGGCGACGTGGTTGCGCGCGACGGCTCCAGGATGCGCGGCAAGATCGCTCTGTTCGACGGAGGCGCCATCGACGCCGCCGAGAGCGGCAAGGTGCAGCTCTCGAACGGGTACACGTGCGATCTCGTGCATCAGAGCGGCGTGCACCCGGAGTTCGGCGAGTACGACGCGATCCAGACGAACATCCGCGGTAACCACGTCGCGATCGTCGACGCAGGCCGCGCGGGTCCCGAGTGCCGGATGCGGGTCGACGGCGTGCTGGTCGAGGGCGTGCAGATGCCTGCGGCGCCTGGCGAGTTCGAGCTGAAGGTCGGCGATCGCGTGTACGCGTACTCGCCTCGGGCCATCGCCGGAGAGTACGGCGAGGCGACCATCCGGGAGATCGTCGGCAACGAGTTTGCCGTCGAGTTCGACACCCGTCCGGGCGTCGTCGCCCGGTGGTTCAACAGGACCGAGCTGACCCCGATCCGAGCGCTGCGCCCAGACGGACCAGGCGAATCAAAGAAGGTCGATGACGGTCGATTGTTGACAGGCGATCAGAAGTCGCCGAGGATGCGTGGCATGGATCCCGAAGAGGCGCTTCGAGCACTGGGTGTGAAGGTCGCGCAGCTCGAGACTTCGAACACGAAGCTCGACAGCGACCTCAAGACGGCAACGAATCGCGCGGCTGCCGCTGAAGCCGAGCGCGACCTCCTCAAGGGGAAGGTCGAGAAGCTCGAGGCTCAGCGCCTCGACGAGTCTGTTGCGCTGGTCGATGCGACCGTCAAGCGCATCACCGCCGAGCGCGACGAGCTCCAGAAGAAGCTCGACGGCGAGAGCGCGCGCTTCGACCTGGCCGTCGCCGATCGCGCCGGCCTGCTGTCGCAGGCGTTCGCCGTGCTCGGTCCCGATCGCAAGGACCTCGCCGGCATGACGGACCGCAACGTGCGGATCGAGATGATCAAGCATCTCGACTCGACCGTCGACGTCAGCGAGAAGGCGGAGGACGCCGCGCTGAAGGCGGTCGGCAGCATGCTCTACGCCGACTTCGTGTCGGGCGCAGAGGCTCGCGCTCGCGTCGCCGAGACCCTCGCCGGCCTCGGCTCGCGCCGCTCGCGCGCCGACGTCGCGACCGCTCCGGTCCAGACGCCGGTCAACCCGTACACGGGCGAGCGCGTCGTGGCCCGGCGCTACGCCGCGTCTCAGCCCCTTCCATCGGCCAAGTTCCGCAACACCGGGCGCTGACCCGGAGAGGACCCAGCGACAATGAGCACCGCTCCACAGACGTCCGTCGATGCCAAGGCCGCAGGCATCCCGGGCCAGACCTGCGGCATGGCCAACCCGCTGATCGAGCCGGCAGTCAACGGCGAGACCAGCGCGTCAATCCCGTTCGGCGTGATGGTTCAGCAGTCCGCACAGGGTGAGGTCAAGCTTCTCACCGGCGGCACCAACAAGATGGCCGGCATTGTCGTTCACGACAATGACCTCAACCGCGGTACGCAGGTCGACGACCTCGGCGTGATGATCGACGCGATGTGCTCGATCGCCCGCCGCTGGCGCGGCTACGTGCTGATCGAGGTCACGGTCGCGGTCGGCGACGCGGTTCGCACGCGTCACACCGCGACCGGCAACGAGCAGGCCGGCGCCTTCCGCAACACCGCGGACGTCACCGACTGCTTCAACCTGTCCTCGGTCGCATCGTGGCGCGAAGGCGGCACGGCGAGCGGTTCCCCGGCACGCGGCGTCGCGCTGCTGGAGATCGACATGACCAACGCGGCGCTCATCGCCTCCGACTGATCCACCCAAGAGCAAGGACCAGCACGCCAATGCGCACCCAGCACCAGCCAATCGGTCGGCTCGACGCGAGCGACGTCGCCTACCTGTATCGTCAGCTCGCTCAGTTCGAGTCGATCGCGCGCGGAGAGATCAACGTCCGCGCGGACGGCTCTCGCATCGACGCCAACGAGACCGCGTTCCTGCAGCGCGAGCTCCTGGCCGTCGATCCGACGCAGTACCAGGAGCTGTTCGGTGCGCTGCTCGGTCGGCGGTACGTTCCGCTGATCACGGGCATCCCCGAGCACAAGATGGCCTACTCCTACAAGATGTGGACGGTTGTCGGCAAGGCCAAGAAGGGCACCGCCCAGGGCACGACCGACCAGTCGTTCAAGGTCACGGTCAAGGAGAAGCCGTCGAGCATCGTCGCGATCCCGGGCATGATCGAGTACACGGTCGACGAGATCAAGGCGGCTGCGGCCGAGGGCGTCCCGCTCGAGCCGATGACGATGATCGCGGCCCACTCGGGCCTCGAGACGGTCGTCGACACGATGCTCGCAGTCGGCGACTCGGACATCGGCGCCGAGGGCCTGCTGAACGCGACCGGCGTGAACAGCACAACCCCGGCGACGAAGACGGCCGGCGGCACCACGTGGGCCGTCGCGACGCCCGCCGAGATCCTCGCCGACATCTTCAAGATGCTCGGCGAGCTCCTCGACGCGATGTCGCAGGCGTCGGCGGATGGTGGCCTCGCGCCGCCGACGTTCACGAAGTTCGTGCTGCTCGTCCCCGTGAAGCAGCACACGCTGTTGCTCAAGCCGCGCAGCGACAACAGCGACAAGTCGATCAAGGCATGGCTGCTCGAAAACCTGATCGAGCACATCGAGGCGATCGAGCCTTGGTACAAGTGCAAGGGCGCTGGTGCCGGCGCGACCGACCGCGCGGTCATGTACCCGCGCAACCTGCAGGCGCTCGGCACGGTGATCAACCAGGAGTTCTCGACGCTCGCCGCGCAGGCCGTCGGGCACAAGATCCAGATCCCCTGCCAGATGAAGTGCGGTGGCGTGAGCTGGAAGTACAAGGTCGCCGCGCGCTACATGGACGGCATCTGAGCCGTCGCGGCCCGTCGACGGTCGTGTTCTAAGATGGGCCGGGCTCGAGCAGCCCGGCCCTTTCGATTTTCTGGGAGGAACGCGAGATGACCAGGATCAGCAGCAAGGTTGGAGACGGCATCGCGATCGCCAGCGCTGTCACGGCGCTCGCGCTTCCGCCAGGCACCAACGTCGCCATCGTCAGCCACTGGAACAACGACGACATCGGGTCGGTGCCAAAGTTCGACATCGAGATCTGGGCAGACGGCGCGCGCGCTCTGAGCAACGCCACGCTCTACGGCGCGCACCTGCACCCGCTGGTGTTCGCCGACATCACCGTCACGGCGAGCAACGCCACCAACGAGTTCGCCGCCACGGCGCACGCGCGTCTTACCGGAGACGGCCCCGCGTTCCTGACCACGACCGGCACGTTTCCGGGCGGCACCGATGGCGTGACCCCGTACTACGTCGTCGAGGGTTCGGACGCGAACCATTTCAAGATCGCGCCGACGCGCAACGACGCGCTGCTCGGCACCAACCTGATCGACCTCACGTCGGACGGCACGGGCACCATCAAGCTGATCGACGATCCCCTCACGATGCGCGTGCACTGGCACTCGCACGGCCTGCTCGGTCTGCTCGACGACGGGGCGATCGACCTGACAGCACAGAAGTCGTACATGACGCGCGGCCGGCACTCGCCGCGCGCGTTCGCGTACGCGATCGAGGCATCCTTCGGAGCCGGCTCAGGCGCGGTGAGCGCCCGGCTCTACCCGATCGAGGACTGACCGATGGCGGCGATCGTATGGCAGGACGTTCTCGACTTCGGCTACACGAAGATGTCGAGCGTGCCGTCGAACGCTCAGACGCTGATCCTCGAGTTCGTGAACGTTCAGCTGCGGCTCGACCTCCTCGGCGGGGACACGTCGGCGAAGGCGAAGATCGCTCGCATCCTGTACGCCGCGCACTTCGGCGAGCTGTCGCTGCGCGCGCTCGGCAAGAGCAAGGGCGACGCGACCGAGGAGACCATCGCCGACGCGTCGATGTCGGTGGTCTACGCGCAGCAGTCTGCCGCCGAGCTCGCCACCACGGTGCCCGGCGCTGCGTACCTGCGGCTCGTCAAGAATTCCGCGGCGCGCCTGCCGTTCGTCTCGCGGAGGTTCTGAGCCGTGACTGACCTCCTCGACCGCGACTGGGCAGCCACGTTCGGCGATCGCTTCGCCGGCCGGCTGACCTCGGCCACGTTCGTGCGCGAGGTCGTGACCGGGTACAACTCCAACGATCCGTCAGGGCCGCCGCAGAAGACGACGACCACGTACGCCTGCGACGGCCTGGCATGGCGCTACATCGAGCGCTACGTCGACGGCGAGAAGGTGCACAAGGGCGACTACGTCGTGACGATCCTCCGCAGCACGGTGAAGAACGCCAGCTCGCAGGCGCTGACGCCGAGCATCGTGCCGCAGCCCGGTGATGCGATCAGCATCCCGCCGCCAGGTGAGTCGTCGACGAAGAACGGGCGCGTGCTGCGCGTCAAGGCAGTCACGGCCGCGTACGCGACCGTGGTCGTGTCGGGAGACGCGCTCTGATGGGGAACGCGGCGGCAGTCGGACGCGAGCTGCGCGAGTTCCTGTCGAACCTCATGCGCGACGTGATGCTGCTCGCGGCGGACAACGTCACCAACAGCACGCCGGTCGATACAGGGCACGCGGCGAGCAACTGGGTGCTGTCGACCGGCTCGCCGTACGCGGGCATCGACGGATCGCGCGCGGCGGTGTCGACGGCAGCCCAGGAAGCGGGCATCGAGCGCATCCAGCACTACGACATCGGCCGCGACGGGCCCATCTTCCTTCGAAACAATGTGCTGTACATCCAGTTCCTGGATCAGGGCTGGTCGCAGCAGGCGCCGCCCAACTACGTGGCGCTGGCACTGCAGGCCGCGGCGAGGCGCGCTCCTCGCGGTCGGAAGCAGAGCGTGCGGCGGGTGCTGCGCGACATGTCCCGGAGCGCGTACGTGAAGACGTACTAGCCATGAACTCGGCGCAGGCGAACGCGGCGATCATCAAGCGCTGGCTTGACGCGTGGCCGGGTGCGAGCAGCAACGTGCCGTTCTCCGTCGACAACATCGTCAAGCCCGAGGCGTCGACGTACGCAATCATGGAGATCCTGTCGCTCGACACGCAGCAGGTAACGCTCGGACGCAAGGCGAAGGTCCGGCACGATGGCATCATCCAGATCCGCCTGGTCGGCCCGGTGAATGCCGGCCGCGGGGCGCTCGACCTGCTGGCGCAGGCTGTTCGGGTGGTGCTGCAGCGCCGCCGCATCGGCGCCAACCCGCCGCACGAGATGGGCATCGTCACGCAGATCGCCGAGGACGCCGAGCTTCGGCGCGACCGGGAGGCGCCAGGCTCCTGGGTTCTGGCGGTCAGCGTCCCCTTCCACTACCATGAGGTCGTTTCCCAGGGCTAGCCGCCCGCAGCACCGAGGAGCACCACGAGATGAGCCAGGAAACCGACACCCAGGTCCAGACCGAGAGCACCAACCTCGCGGTCGTGGAAGAGTCCGTGCTCGGCGCGATCACGCCGCCGACTACCGGCTGGTTCAACCTCGACCCGAACGGCTACGGCGAGTTCGGTCCGTCGTACAAGAAGCAACCGCGTCGGCCGATCAGCCGGAACCAGCAGCTCCGCAAGGGCATGCTGACCGGCATGGACTCGGGCATTACGGTCGAGTTCGACGTGACGAAGCACGTGATCGATCGCTTCGCCGCCGGCATGTTCCGCTGCAAGCCGAAGCACAGCGGCGGCACGGGCCAGTCGCTGTACGACGTCGTGAACTTCACGGCCACCGGCATCGGCGTGGCGTCGAACGGCACGCTGCAGGCGAAGACGCTGGTCTACGTGCGAGGCGCCGACAACGACGCGAACAACGGCCTGTTCGAGGTCAACTCGGGATCGACCAGCACGGAGATCAAGGTCACCGGACTGGTCACCGAGACGCCGACGGGCTACTGCACCGTCGAGGTCGCCGGCTTCCGGTTCGCCACCGATGACGCCACGCTCGACTCGAGCGGCAACGTGAACATCGCTGCGGCCAACTGGACGACGATGGGTCTCAACGTCGAGCAATGGGTGTACTTCGGCGGCCGCGCGACGGCCAACTCGTTCCTCGACGATCGCATTCGCGGTGCCGCGAAGATCAAGGCGATCACCGCGACGAAGCTGACGCTCGAGAAGCGCACCTGGGCCATCGAGTTTCTCGACCTCAACGGCGTGGCGACCGGCAACATCGACACCGTCGTGGAGTCGCGGTCGCTTGGCACCGAGGTCGACATCACGCTGCAGATCATCGGCGACGGGACCGGCGCGGGCACGCTCACCGAGAGCGGGTTCGCCGTGGTCGCACACGTGCAGGTCGGCGTCACGACGGTCGCCCAGTTCGAGGCGCTCATCAACAGCTCGTCGCTGATCAAGGTCCGCACCGCCGACGCAACCGGCTCGGACCTGGTGCAGGCTGGCGACGTGATCGCCGCGACGCCGATCCAGACGATCGCCTACGGGCCCGACGCGGCGACCGGCAAGCGCATCGAGGTCTTCTTCACGCGCTGGTACCGGAACGTGCCGATCGGTCACTCGGACCACGACAAGCCGTCGTACGCGTTCGAGGTCGAGTTCCCCGAGCTCGAGACGGGCACGGAGTGGGAGTACCTGCTCGGCAACGCGGTGAGCGAGGTCGAGTGGAACTTCCCGACCGAGGGCAAGTCCACCGTGCGCATCACGTTCGTCGGCACGCGCACGCTGAACCCGACGGCCACGCGAAAGACGGGCCCGGCGACGGCAAAGGATCCGAACACGCAGGAGGGCGTGTCGACCTCGACCGACCTGCAGCGCCTGCGCTACCTGAAGGCGGACGAGACCGGCATCTCGACGGACTTCGAGTCGCTCAAGATCACCCAGAAGAACAATCTCGATCCGCAGAAGCAGCTCGCGCGGCTCGGCGCGAAGCGCCTCAACCATGGCGAGCACGAGGCAGCGATCGAGGCCGACGTGATCTTCACGTCGACCCAGGTGATCAAGATGGTCCGCAGCAACGAGACCGGGTCGCTCGACATACTGATGCGCAACCCGGACTTCGGCGCGCTCTACGAGCTGCAGGCGCTGACGGTCGATGCCGCCGGCCGCAAGCTCGAGAAGAACAAGGGCGTGACCATCACGTCGAAGGCGACCGGCTTCCAGAAGAAGCTCTCGACGGACAGCCTGTCGGTGTTCGCGTTCCTGCCGGCCCTCCCCGAGGACTCGGCGTAATCGTCTCGACCTCGGTCGCCCGGCGCGCCGCCAGGGCAGCTGCGCCGCGTCCTCCCGACCCGCAGCAGGCGCGTCGGGCGACCTTGGGCTGGACGCGCGTCGATTGGCGTGCGAGGCTCGCCGCATGCCCTTCGAGAAGATTCGCGCCGCCGCAGTGCCGGCAGGCAAGCTCATCAAGATCAAGCTCGACAACCTGCCGGGTGCGCCGGAGATCGAGATGGAGCACCTCGGCGAGACCAACGCGACCTGGATGTCCGACCAGCACTCGCGCGCCGGCACGCACGACGCTCTCGTGCTGACCGGCAAGGATCGCCCGATGACATCGCTGGAGCGTCAGAAGCAGATGCTTCGGTTCCGCGAGACCCTCGCGAAGCATGCGATCCGCCACCTCACCGACGTGAAGCACGACGACGGGCAGAAGGCGACCGACGCGGACATCCCCGACTGGGTCGATGCGCTGCCGCCCGACATCGTCAACCGGCTCATCTCGATCGCCTTCAACATCGACCACTGGCGCGAGGTGCCGATGCCTGACGTGCAGGAGCTCGCGGAAAAATAGTGGCCCGCCTCGACTTCGAGGCCCGACGCGCCGACGCTCGGCGCATCGTCAAGGCGGGGAAGCAGAAGAAGCGGCGCACGGCCGACGACGTCATGCGCAGGCTCGACGCGGATCCCCAGCCGCTCGACCTCGGAGCGCTTGAGCTGGTGAGCCTGTACGCGCGGCTGTCGCGCGGGCGGCCGGTCGGCGGCATGTCGATGCTTCCTATCTCTTCGACCGACATGGCCTTTTGGCTCGACCGGCTCGGCCTGCCGCTCGATGTCGCGAACAGGTCGATTCACGTCCTGGAACTTGTGGACGATGAGATAGTTCGGCGAGACGCGGCGCAGCGAAGCAAGCCACCGAGGCCGGCAGAGCGGCCCGAACCGAAGCGGAGACGATAGGCGTGTCGTTCGACTACACCATCAAGGCCGACGGATCTCAGGCGCAGCAGACGAACGAGAAGGTCACTGACGGCCTGCGCCGTATCGAGAGCGCTGCGGCGCGAGCTGGCGTGGCGATCGGCGGCATGGCCAAGTCGGCGGCAACCCCGGTCGACGGCCTTACGCGGGCGCTTCGCGCCGAGCAGGAGGTGCTCGAGCGCATCCACGGCCCGCTGCAGCGCTACCAGACCGACCTCGGCGCGCTCGACAAGCTGTACCGGCAGAACATCATCTCCGTCCAGGAGTACAACCGCGAGCTGGAGGCGATGAATCGCCGGCTGACCTCGGCGCGCGGCGGAAGCGCGCCGTCCGCACCTGTGCCGGCGCGCGGTGGCGCCAGCGGCGGAGGCGCGGGACTCGCGACCGCGGCGGCCGGGTACCTGACCGCCGGAGCTGCGGTCGGCGTCGGCAGGGAGATCCTCGACCTCGCCGGCTCGTATCAGCAGCTCGAGAACCGCTTCCGCTCGGTGGCGACAACGCAGGGCGAACTCAACAAGCTGATGGACAAAACGCACGGCATCGCCGACCGCACGCGCTCGGACTGGGGCGCGACCGGCGAGGCGTTCGTGCGGATGACGCGCGTGACGAAGGATCTCGGCCTGTCGCAGGATCGCGTGCTGCGCGTAACCGAGACGCTCGCGAAAGCAACCAAGCTGCAGGGCGCGACGTCCGAGGAAGCATCGGCGTCGATGATCCAGCTATCGCAGGCGCTACAGAGCGGCGTGCTCGCGGGCGACGAGTTCAAGTCGCTCAGCGAGAACATGCCCGAGCTTCTCAACAAGATCGCCGAGACCATGGGCGTGCCGCGGTCGGCGCTGAAGAAGCTCGCGTCAGAGGGCAAGGTCACGTCCGACATCGTCATCAAGTCGATCGAGGGCATGGCCAACGACGTCGACATCGCGTTCGGCCGGATGAAGCCGACGCTCGCCGACGCGTGGACGAAGTTCAAGAACGACACGACCGAGACCGCCGGCAAGATGCTCGAGAACAGCAACGTGATGGAGGTGCTGACGAAGGCGATCACGGCGATCGCGCAGGGCTTCAAGGATCTGGCCGGCGTGCTCGGTCCGCTGATCAACGTCGCCGGCAAGGTCGTCGGCGTCTTCTCGGACATCAAGGACGCGCTCGGTCCCGTCGGCACCGCGCTCGACTACCTCACGAGCCCGCTGAAGCTGGCGAGCAAGACCATCAGCCTGCTCGGAGACGCCTGGGACTACGTCAACGGTAAGCAGGTCAACTGGCTCGAGCAGGTGCAGCAGATCAACGTCCGCGCTGAGACGATGCGGTCGCTGGCCGAGCGCGGCGAGAAGGCGTGGCGCGGGTTCGGTGACGCGATCGCCGACATCGCCGGCTCGGTGGTCAAGGCCGGCGACGCGATCGACAAGTTCTTCGAGCCCGGAAACAACCGCGCGTTCTTCGGTCTCGGCGACGAGCTGGGGACGACGAGCTTCTCGAGCTTCAAGCGAAACAACGACGAAGTGAAGGCGATCGAGGATCGCCGGAAGGCCGCATCGGCGGCGCAGCGCAAGTTCATGGAGGAGACGCGCGAGTTTCGCAGGCTGCTCGAAGAGGGCACCGTTCGGAAGAAGCAGGGCGCGTCGGTCGTGCCGGCGGAGATCCAGGCCGAGTACGACGCGGCCGAGCGCCTGTTTCACCTCGAAGAGGAGCTCGCCGAGGCGTCACGAAAGGCCATCGCCGACCAGCAGCCCGACCTTGCCGCCGACCTTGCGGCGTACGACAAGATGCGCGAGGCGACGTTCCGCTGGAAGATGGAGCTGCAGTCGCTGAAGAAGGACGGTTTCGACGAGCTACGCAAGGGCGCGGTCGCCGGCCTCAACGAGATCAAGTCGGAGATCTTCGACATCTCGACCGTCGAGGTCGAGGCGATGAAGAACGCGTTTCGCGGCATCGAGGACAACCTGGTCGAGGCGTTTCGCGGCGGCAAGACGGCGTGGGCCGAGCTGGCGAAGGCGATCGAGGGCGACCTGCTGCGCATCGCGCTTCGGCTCGTCGAGATGCGGCTCATCATGCTGGCCGGCGGCGGTGGTGGCGCTGGCGCTGGTCTCGGCGGCAGCACGTTCCTCACGATGGGCGGCAACCACGCCACCGGCGGTTCGTACACCGAGCGCCGCGCCGGCGGCACGGACTCGCACATGGTGATGTTCCGCATGTCGACCGGCGAGCGCGCGGACTTCGTGCCACGCGGTACCAGCGGCGGCGGCGCGGCCAGCGTCGTCAACCACATGGTGTTCGACCCGCGCCAGCTGACCGGCTACATCGGGACGGCCGCTGGACAGCGGGCCGTGTTCAGCGTTATCAAGAGCAACCCGCGGGCCTTCCGCGCAGCCCTGGAGCGAGCGTGACCGAGCAGACCGAACCACCGTGGGCGCGTCCGGTGCCGATGCCTGACCGTCCGATCCACGTCAGCCCGAACGTGGTCGACCATCGCCGACGCACCGCGGCAACGCATGCTGGGGCCGCCGGCGGCGGCGCCGTGGCCGGCGCGATCGCTGCCTGCGTCGCCGTGCATCCCGGGCCGGTGACCGACCGCGACCTCGACCTGTACGAGCTGACGAGCGTGACGCTCGACCGCGTGCAGGGCTTCTGGCAAGGCCAGATGCCCGACGGCTGGCGCGACGCCCGAGTGGTCCTGACGGCCGAACTGGGCGAGACAACCCCGTGCGGGCGCGCAGACGCCGCGAGCGGGCCTTTCTACTGCCCGGCCGACCGGAAGGTCTACCTCGACCTGACCTTCCTACGAGCGATTCAGGGCGACCTGGCGCGCGCGTACGTGATCGGTCACGAGGTCGGGCACCACGTCCAGGAGCTGCAGCGCGCGGCCGTGACGGACGTGGAGATCGAGCTCGAGGCTGACTGCCTCGCGGGCCGCTGGATCGCCAGCGAGCTGGCGGCGGGGCGCGTCAAGGACCAGGACGTAGAGCTGGCGCTCGCCGAGGCTGCGGCTGTCGGTGACGACCGGATCTGCCCGAGCTGCTCGCCGGAGTCGTGGACGCACGGCTCAAGCGCGCAGCGTGTCGCCGCGGTCAAGCGCGGCATGGAGGAACTCAAGTGCAGGTAAGCAATGTGACGAAGGCGAGGATCAAGGCCGGCGCGATCGTGGCTGGCGTGCTGCTGCTGGTTGCGGCGTCGGTGTTAGCCGTGCCGCAGCAGCGGCGCAGCATCCAGGGCGCGGATCAGATGGTGCTGAACGGCGGCGGGCTCCGCAAGGTCTTCACCAACTCTGCCGGAGTGCTCGGCGGGTCGGGCACCAGCGGCAACCCGCTGACCGTGACGATCTCGCAGGGCTCTGGCCTCGCGGGAACCGGCTCGAGCGGTGACGCGCTCGCGACCGACACGACGTCGAGCTTCAACTATGTCTCCGGCAAGCTCGCGATGCCGAACGACTACGCGGCGACGCACATGGAGTGGGTCGACGAGTTCATGTACGGCGCAGGCACCGTCGCGAACGACGCCAAGGTCGGAATGCTGTGGGGCGCGAACGTCTCGAGCGGAACCTTCTCAGGCAACGCGACCGGCACGACGACCAGGCCGGGCATCGGCGAGCTCGGCACGGGCACCACGACCACCGGACGCATCGCGCTGACGACCGGAACCAGCCACCTCGACTTCGGGTCAGGGACCTGGAACTTCCAGTGGACGGGCGGATTCCCGACGCTGTCGACCGGCGCCGAGGAGTACGCGACCGTCGTCGGGTTCCTCGACAACTCTGGCGCCGTGAACCAGGTCGACGGCTGCTACTTCCTGTATGACCGCGGCAACGTCGCGACGTCGGGGCCGAACACCGGCAACGCCGACAAGCTGTCGTGCTGGTGCGCATCGAACAGCAACCGCACCACGTTCCTGATGGACGGCACGACCGTCTCGAACGAGTCGTTCACGACGGTGAACGCGCCGGTCGCGGCGCTGACGCTGCCGAGCACCAACATCTACTCGCTGGAGGTGCGCATGACCGGCACGACGCGCGCCGAGTTCTTCGTCAACGGTACCAAGAGCTGCAACATCAACACGAACATCCCGAGCGGCGCGACGCGACTGCTCGGCGCGGGGATGCTCATCATCAAGTCGGCAGGCACGACGGCAAGACAGGTCGATGTCGACCGCGCGAAGCTGGCCGTTGACCTGACCGCAGCGAGGTCGCCGTGAAGCTCAGCCGACCGAAGATCGCCGGCCTCACGGCCGCCTTTGCCGTCATACTCGGCATTGTCGCGCACTGCACAGGCGTGTCGCCGACCAGCCCGCGCGGCATCTCGAGCCCGGTGTTCTCGACCGTCGGCCTGCGTCGCACCATCGACGTGACGGCGTACGGCGCGAAGGGCGACGGATCGACCGACGACCGCGTATCGATCACGTCGGCGATGTCCGCCGCGTGCGCGGCCGGCGCAACCGACCTGTTCTTCCCGCCTGGCGTGTACATCGTGTCCCGCAACGGCTCGAGCGCGTTCTCGATCGATATGAGCTGCGGCGACATCGCGTGGACGGGAATCCGCGATCGATCGATCATCAAGCAACCGACGGGCATGCCGGATGCGGCCGTGCCGATCATTCGCGTCGACGCGAAGAAGAACGTCACGTTCAGCGGCCTGGTGCTCGACGGCAACTGGGGGAACTGCGTCACGCGGGTCACCTCGGCGTCCAACGGCGTGGCACTCAACGGTGCTGGCACGATCAACGTCGACGACGCGTCGTGCTTTCCGGCGGGCACGTTCTTCGCGGTCATCACCGACACGGCCGGCACCGAGTTCCTCTCGTGCACGGGCAAGACAGGCACGACGCTCACCGGGTGCACGGCGAGCGGCACGCTCGGCGGGTCGGCGATCGGCACGCTTTTTACGGACCAGCGCATCGGGTACGTGATCTCCCAGGCGGGCATCAACCACTCGACGCAGGCGCCGACCGGGCACACGACGACCATCGCGTCTGGGTCCAACGGTGCGGTGCTTCCGCAGGCGACGATCAACGTCGTCAGCACGACCGGGTTCGCGTTCCAGTCCGGTGAGACGCTCTGGATCAGGACGTCGCTGGGCTACCAGCTCGTCACGTGCACGGGCACGTCGGGCGGCACTCAGTTTACCGGATGCAGCGGCGGCATCGGTACACTGACGACCGGCAACGAGGTCTACAACGGCACGACGAACGCATCGAACCACGGCATCATGGTTCGCGGCTCGCAGAACGTCCTCATCGAGAACGTTCGCATGCGGCAGATCTACGGCGACTGCATGTGGATCGGCGCTGCGTCGACATCGGCTGTCGGCAACCACTCGCGAAACATCCGCGTCAAGAACGTCAACTGCGAGATCGTCGCCCGCAACGGCATCTCGCTGATCGGCACCGAAGACGTTGTCATCGACGGGTTCTACACGCTGAACGTCAAGGCTCAGGCGATCGACGCCGAGCCGGTCAACATCCACAACCGAGCTGTGTTCGTCACGAACAGCGTGCTCGACACGTGGTTCGAGAAGGAGATCACGCACGGCGGTAACCCGCTGTCGATCGTCGGCGGAAAGAACCTTGCGACGGCGAGCGGGTCTGATTCCGCGCGCGGGTGGCGCGTCACTGGAAATCTGATCCGCGGCACCGTGTACATCGAGAAAACGACCGACGTGGTGTTCTCGAACAATCGCGTCGTCCTCGACTACGGTACGCCCATCGACGGCGACCCTGATCTCGCCGGCGGCGCCGGCGTGCTCGCCGAGATGGGAAATAACCACCTCGAGATCACCGGGAACTATATCTACTCGCGGCCGAGCTCGTCCGGCGCGGAGGGCGGTGCCGACACCGCGGCGCTGGCGATCTGGACGTACCAGAGCGGCTCGCTCCGCATCGAGCCGTCGAACGTCATCATCGCGAACAACAAGATCGAAGCGCGCAACGCGCGCAGCGCCATCATGGTCAAGGGCGCGGGCGGCGCGATCAGCGGCGACAGCGGAACGTCGACGGCGATCGACAACGTCACGCTGACCGACAGCACGAAGTCGTGGACCACGAACCAGTGGCAAGGGTTCATGGTGCAGACCGGCAGCGTGATCGGCACGGTGGCGAGCAACACGGCGACCGCGCTCACGCTCAATCGATTCACGATCGGAACATCGGGCGCCTGCACGACCACCGTCGGCGCAACGTGCTCGGCCGCGTGGCTCGATGGACTCGGCAACCAGGCAACCACGCCTCCGACCGGCACCTATCAGATCTACCGCCAGACCGGCGTGATCGACATCTTCAACAACGAGCTTGACCTCACCGAGGACGGACGCGGCAAGGGCAAGTGGGGCGTGAACATCACGAACGGCCCGAACAATGCGACGGGCATGCGCGTGCGCGTGCGGAGCAACAAGATCCGCAACTGCGACACGTACGCGATCCGTCTCCGCTTCGACGGCACGACGCCGTACCCGCTGCTCGAGGTCACCGATAACTTCGCCTGGGACGATCTGCCGACGCACACGTGCACGAACCTGCTGCGGTTCGAAAACGCGATCCTGGCGACGAAGTTCATCATGTCCGGGAACGTCAAGGGCGAGGGCGTGACGAACATGCAGAGCGGCCTGAGCGCGGGCACGTGGCTCGTGCGCGACGGCCTGGTTCAGGCGTGGGCTGGCTACGGATCGCCGGAGGGCGTCGTCACCGCGCCTGCAGGCTCGACGTATCAGCGGCTCGACGGCGGCATCGGCATCAGCCACTACACGAAGGACACCGGCTCGAGCAGCACAGGGTGGAAGGATCGCGGCACGCTGTCGATCCTGTCCACCATTGGACACCACACGACGACCGGAACGTCGCCCGGCGTGACGTCGTGTGGAACCGGCGCGAGCATCGTTGGCGACGACTACGCGGGAACCGTCACCGAGGGCACGGGCGCGAGCGGTTGCACGCTCACGTTCGGTACGACGTACACGACGCGTCCGAGCTGCCAGCTCTACAACGAAGACAACCTCGGATTTACCTCGGCAGCCACGGCGACCACGCTCACCATCACCAATGTCGGCGCGCTGTCCAGCAAGCGCATCGACTACGTCTGCTTCGGCCACTAAGGAGCACCAGACCATGCGCCTGAACGAATCGAACGTATTGCTCCGAGAGGTGAGCGTTCGCCTGCTGAATCCGTCGACAGGCGCTCCGGTGCCAGGCAAGTCGCAGGCGAACGTCACCATCAAGACGGCCAAGCCTGGCGCCAATCTGGTTGCGTCGTCAGCGACGTTGACCGAGGTCACCGGCGGCGTGTCCGGCGGCGGCTATCGGTTGCGGTTCACGACGGGCGAGGTCGACACGCTCGGCGAGCTCCACTACGAGATCACCGACGCCAGCATCCAGCCGGTCTACGACGCGGTGACGATCGAATCGCCGTTCCGTGCGCTCGACATCGACGCCGCGGCGATCACCGCAGCGAAGTTTGCGGCCGACGCGATCGACGCGAACGCGCTGAAGACCGACGCGATCGACGAGATCAAGGCGGCAGTCGCCACGGCCGTCTGGGCAGGCGCGGTGTCGAGCAACCGGCCGGCCGGCTCGATGGGCGAGATCCTCCAGGTGCTTGCGGGCATCCTGCGAAACAACGTGCTGATCGATAACCCGACGTACGGCACGAACAACCTGCTTACCGCTGCCCGCGTCCGCGTGTTCGCCAACGCGGCGGACTGCAACGCGGCGACGCCCGGAGCGGGCGGAGACGAGGGGGCGATCTTCAAGTTCTCGATCAGCGCCGACGACGCGCTGAACGGCGGCCGCTTCAACAGCTGGAAGCAGACGAGGACGCTCTAAGCCATGACCATGGGCCTCGCCACAGTCGGCTACGCAACGCCGACGCCGCCGACGCCGGCGGGCGGCGCGTCTGGCGTGCGGTTCTACTTCACGATGGTTGACGAGAACACCGGCGCGCTGACGTCCGGCCTCACCATCAGCGCGTCGGAGCTGCAGCTCTCGATCAACGGTGCCGCGTTCGGGGACCGAGTCGGCGCGACGCCGACCAGCATCGGCTCAGGCTGCTACTACTACGTCCTCGACAGCGCCGAGGCGATCGCCGGCGCGACGGTACTCTTCAAGATCAACAAGACCGGGTACAAGGACTCGGCCGGCCAACCAATCATCCAGAAGTTCGTTGTCGACACGCTGGTCGGCGAGGCGCAGAGCGCGATCCTCGCGGCGCTGACCTCGTCGGTGGCTGCCGTGCTCGCCAACCAGTCCGCGAACGTCACGTCGATCAACTCGAACACCGACTCGGAGATCGCCGCGGCCATCACGGCGATCAACTCGCACACCGACACGAAGGTCAGCGAGTCCGAAGGCGTCATCACTGATGCCATCGACGATATCCCGACGGCCGCGGAGATCGACGCGCAGCTCTCGGCAGCGCACGGCGCAGGCACGTGGGGAACCGCGGGACTCGACGTCAATGCCATCGTGACGGCGGTGTTCAACGCGCTTGTCGAGGGCTCGGTCACCTTCGGTGACTCGGTGCGCGCCCTGCTGTCGCTGACCGGCGGGCCTGTCGGCGACTTCAACACCGGAACGCTGGTGTTCAAGTCGCTCAACGGCGCGAAGACCAGGCTCACGATCACCACGGACGATTCTGGTCGTCTCGTTACGACGATCGGAGACCTCTCGCCGTGAGGGCTCGGTTCTGGGGACCGATGTTCCCAGACGGCCGGCTTCACATGTTCGCGAGGCCGGCCGTGCCGGCGACGCTGCGCCTCGGCGACCCGGTGACCGCACCAGACGGACCGCTCGAGAACGTTTCGCTCCGCGCGCGCAGCGCAGGCACGGCAGGCAACGGCATCAAGGTCACGTTCGACGAGAGCGCGCTGACCGAGAGCGGCGAGATGCAGGAGGACACGATCGCCCGCACGGTGCTGATCCGCTTCATCGGCGACGCGACCACAACCGACGACCTGTTCGCGCTGCTGAATAACAGCGAGCTGGTCGAGATGATCGGCACCTGGAACGCGACGGACACGCTGCGCGCCACCGACGACGAGTTCGAGGACGCGATCCTGACCGGCGGCGTCAACGCGGGCGCTGGCCGTGCCACGTTCTGGGGCCCGCACTTCCCTGATGAGCCAACCACCGGCACGTCGGGTCGCGTGATCCCGGTCGGCCCGGCTGGCGCGGCGACGTTCGCGTTCGTGATCGAGTCTGGCGGCTCCGTCAAGTGGACGTGGGAGTCGGCACTGTTCAAGGCGCTCTCTGGCGCCGAGCGACGCGCCAGCAGCGTGGATCTGCCGGCGGCGAGCTACGCCGGCCAGGTGCATCTGATCGACGAAGACCCGCGGTTCGTGCGCAACCAGCTCCGCCGGTACGCCGCGCAGGGCGCGCCGTTCTTTCTCGGGCTGCCGTTCGAGGAGGTGCTCGCGACCGGAGAGAGCGACGGCCCATTCGTTCCTGTCGGCGAAACGTCGATGCTCGACTGGGCTGTGCCTGGCACGACCGTGCTGATCATCTCGGAGGACGAGGCAGAGGCTCACGTCGGCGTGATTCAGCTCGTCACGGTCGACACGATCGAGCTGGACGGTGACGTGCCCGAAGGGCTGTGCTTCGAAGGCGCCCGCGTCATGCCGGCGGTCGCCGTCTACCTCGATCCCGAACAGGGCTTTATCCGTTACTCGAACCCGGACGCGGTCGAGACGTGGAACCTGTCGGCGCACGGCGCTAACCTCGGGTACCCGACCAGCGACGTGCCGGCGTTCCTGCGCATCGTCGAGTACCTCAACGATGACTCGCCGCTGTTCAGCATGACCATCGTGGCAAAGACGCCCGGGCCGGCAGGCAACTCGATCCAGGTACAGCTCGCCGGCGACTCCGGCGGCGGCGTGACGATCGACGACGACGGCCTGAGTCCCGTGGTCGCGCACTACGAGGACGGCGTGACCACAGCCGGCGAGCTCGTTGACGCGCTCGACGCGGAGTCGTTCCGCGTGCGAATGGTCGGCTCCTACGACCGCGACGCCGTGCTGGACGCGTCGCTCAACGAGTTCGGACCGGCTCCGCTGGAGAACGGCGCGCTCTCGGGCCCGGGCACGTTCGGCAAGGGCGTATTGCTGTTGACGTTCGACGGCCGGCCGATCTGGGATCGCGGCATCGACGTGAGCGACGAGGCGTCCGACACGGTGCACTCGATGGCTCAGCGCGCGCCGGTCGGCCCGCTCCCGGTGGTGTTCGGAACCACGGACGTTCCCGACGACGGTCGACAGCTGAAGTACGGCAACGACGTCGGGCCGGAGCTGCAGTGGCTCAAGGCGTTCTTTGCGTACGCGCACGGGCGCGCGCGGTCGTGGTGGCTGCCGACGTTCCGGCACGACCTCGACGCAGCGGCCGAGGGACCGCAGGGCGCGACTCCGGTCGTCGGCGGCACGGTTGACCACGCGTACCGCGCGCAGATCATCGTCGACTCCGAGGCCGGAGACTTCGACCTGTGGTTCGGTCGCCTGTACATGCTCCGCGTCGCGCTGGCCGACGAGACCGAGTTCTATTGCCAGGTGATGTCGGCGACCGACAACCTCGACGGCACGCGCACGCTGGTCGTCGAGGCGAGAAGCTTCCCGCCGTCGCAGGGCATCGCGATGATCTCCTGGATGCAGCTCTGTCGGTTCGAGGCTGACGAGCTGGAGGTGTCGTTCTCGGGCGGCACGTTCAGCTACGACGGCGTCGCGAGAGGAGTGCAGCAGTGACCTGGGACAGCCTGATTTCCAGCATCGAGGACAGCGCGCAGCGCGAGTGCTACGAGGTCGTGGCCGGGGCGATCATCTATCGCTTCGTGCGCAGCGACCGCAACGCGAACATCGGCGGCTTCACGTACGAGAAGACCTCCGTCGAGCGCAGCGAGGTATCGACGCCGACGCTCAACGGACGGAAGCAGCTCACGTTCACGCTCGCGCTCGACCATGCGTTCGTGCAGCGCTGGTTTCAGCAGGCGATCCCGCCGGCGGCCTACGTGAACATCATCTCGGTCCAGCAGAGTGACAGCTCGAGGCAGCGGATCTTCTCGGGAGAGATCGTTGCGTGCGAGGTGCACAGCACGCGCGACGGCGTGGCCACGTTCACGGCGATCTCTCGGATGGAGCTGGCGCTCGGCCGGCGCCTGCCGACGGTCAGCGTCGGGCGCCAGTGCCCGCACGTGCTGTACGACTTCGGCTGCAAGCTGAACCGCAACGCGTTCCGCGTGGTGACCACGGCACAGATCGTGAACGGCCCGTTCGTCACGGTGCAGACGATGAGCGGTCACCCTGATGGCTGGGCGAAGTTCGGCGAGCTGCTGCACGTCCCGAGCGGAGATCGCATGCCGATCCGCGATCAGGTCGGCGCGCTGGTCACGCTGCAGCTGCCGATCGTCGGGATGCAGACCGGCGACCAGGTGCAGGTGTTCGCGGGATGCGCGCACGACGCGCAGACGTGCTCGACGAAGTTCGACAACATCCTGAACTTCGGTGGCTTCCCCGAGCTGCCGCGGGCGAACCCGTTCATCCCGAACGGGCTTGGCATCTACACGAGCGAGGGCTGAGATGGCCTGGGACCTTGCGATCGGCGCGGGCATCATCCTTCTCGACGCCGCGTACCACCGATGGATCAAGCATGACTCGACGCCAAAGCCGAAGCCCGAGCGCGAGATCTCGCTACCGCGCACCGACGACGGCGCCGTGGTGCCGCTGGTCTGGGGACGCGACCGCGTTCGCGCTCCTGTACTGGCGTGGACCGGAGATCCTGCGGCCGTGTCGAACCCGCCGATCGACGCGAGCGATCCACCGCCGGGCTTTCTCTACACGCTCGACATGTTCTTCGCCGTCGCGATCGGCTTCGAGGACGGCGACAACCGCCTGCATCGCATGTGGACGGGCGAGTTCGAGCTTGCTCCGTACGCGCCTGGTTCCGGCCTCGGCATCTCGAACTTCCAGGTCGCCAGCCTGTCAGAGCTGACCGGCGAAGGGAACTTCGAGAGCACGTCGCGCGTCGCCTGGGTCGGGACCAGCCAGTTCGTCTCGCCGGGATCGACGGCGCGCGTCGACGACACGCATCAGTGGGTCGACGGCCAGATCGAGTTTCTCAACGGCTCGGCGATCCAGACGTTGACGGACCCGCCGCCGCCGCACGCGGCGCGCTGCAAGGCCACCGAGGCGATGATCAGCGCCGGCGTGGATCCCGCGTTGATCCCGTCGTACCGCAACTATATGTGCGTGTACCTGTACCGGCCTTCGCTCGGCGGCGACGGCACCACGCGATGGCACATCGGGTTCGCGCCGACCGTGCAGGCGTACAGCTTCGAGGTGTCGTCGTACCCGACGCTGCAGTTGCATGCATCGTATCCGCTGAGCGACGCGATCGTCGGGCTCGAGGCGAACCCGGCGTACGTGCTCGCGGACCTGCTGCGCGCGCGCTTCGCGAAGCTCGGCTTGCAGTCGTGGCAGATCAACGCGCTCTCGTTCGCGCAGGCGGCAGCAACGCTGAAGGCCGAAGGCCACGGGTACTCGCGCGTGGTAGACGGACAGCTCGATGCCGAGGAGCTGATCAGTGACATCGCTCGGCAGATCGACTGCGCGTTCTACGAGGACCCGTTTACCAGCACCATCAGCATCAACCTGGTGAGGCAGAACTACGACCCGGCGACCATCAAGCTGATCACCACGAGCAACTGCGACGACATCACCAACCTGACCTCGACCGGCCGTGACAGCGCGCTGCCCAACAAGGTGCGCGTCGTCTACTCGAGCCGGCAGAAGCGCTACGAGGACGACAGCGAGTCGGCTCACAACCTGGCAAGCGCCAGCGGACAGAGCGGCGTCGCGCAGGAGCTCGTGCTTCGGTTCCCCGGGATCAAGACGGCAGTGTTGGCGGCAGCCGTTGCCTCGCGCGAGCTGAGCGCGCGGTCGCGTCCGCTGGCGAAGTGCCGGGCGATCTGCGACCGCCGGCTGATTCGCCTGATCCCGGGCGAGCCGGTCGCCGTGACGTGGCCGAAGCTGACGTGGGACGGCGTGATCTTCCGCGTGGCTCAGGTGTCGCCGATGAGCGGGCTCGAATCGAACCACGTCGCCGTGGATCTTATCCAGGAGTTTTCGTACGTTCACCGCGGGGCTGTCGTCGGCCAGGGCGGCACCGTCGGCTCCTTCCCTACGACCGCCGAACCTTGATAGCCTGTTGTCGATGTCCGACAACGACGACGACCGGCCGGGGGACACCGGCCGCCGCCGGCGCATCTCCGAGAGCGACGCCGAGGAGATCGCTCGCGCCACGCAGCGCGCGCAGGAATCGATGCTGCGTCGAGGCGAGGTGCAGGGCATGAAGATGCAGCTCGTCGAGGCGTTCGGCATCGACGGCAAAGGCGGCCGGTTCAAGGCCGTGGAGGAAGACGTGCGAGACCACGGAGAGCGACTGGTCGTGCTCGAGGCTTTCAAGATCCGCGCGATGGCCTACGGCACCGCCGTTGCCGCCATCGGCGGCGCGCTGGCGGCGCTCGCCGGCCATCTGATCGGAAGGCTGTTCTAAGCAGCCCGTGCGCGAGAAGCCCTACTCCTGCTCGAACTGCGGGCAGCCGGGCCACTCGCGGAGAACCTGCGGCCGGACGCCCGAGGAGCGCGCCGAGCGTCGCGGGGCGCAGCTGCCGGTCCCGAACGGCGCGAGCGCCCGTCGGATCCGCGAGCCCCGACCGGGCGACCGCGTCGAGACGATTCCCGGTGTGGACGTGTACGCGACGTTCCTGATCGAGTAACCGCTGGCGGCGAGCTCGCTGCTGCGGTACCGTCGCCGGCATGAGAGAAGCCCTGCTCGAGTTGCTCCAATCGAAGAAGTTTCTGATGGCTCTGCTCGGAATGCTGGCCGGTCTGCTCGCCAGATTCGGGTGGCAGA